ACATATGACCAGGGCAGAGTCTCGATGGGTATATCTGCCTTTCGGTCGTCAGAATGGACAGAAAGAACGCGGACGCGAACACGACCCATCTTAAATGGATCATTCCGATCCTCAACCACACCAACATAAAACTGATTCATCATAAGAAATTAAAACTCCGGCAGTATTGGGTCAATTGGTTTCCCTTTTGGATTCACTTCGGTGAGCGGATCAAGGTCTGCAAACTCACCGATACCGTCGCGAATTAACTCAGCGGACATTGTATATTCGCCATTTTTGATATAGTGCCGTAGTGACGCGACTATATATTTACCAGAATTGACTTTATCGTTCTTCTGATCTTCTGGTGACAACGCAGGCGAGAATTTAGGAATCGTATACTCGACCGCCTTACCAACGCCGAACGGCTCGTCAGTACCAAGAACATACGCGATCGAATCAATGTATACCTTCAACATCGATGTCGCGTGTCGGTGAACATATGAATTCAGAATCGAAAGATCAAGATCCTCAATCGAACTCAGATTCGGAAAGTCCGTATTGAATGCATATTTGTTTCGGTGGAGGTAATAATTTTTGGTATCGTATATTTCATTTACTGGAATACCGCCGACCGTAAATTCTTTCGTAACCCATTCGCCTGATATTGTCGGTGCCTCTTTCTTAAAATCAAATTCGACTTTCTGATATTCACGAATAGACGGATCGGCAATCGTGACATAAGATCCATACGCGCCTTTATTAATCTGGTCGTAGGTATTATATGCCCGAGTGATTGACATATCATATACCGTACCGCGTTCGTCTAGTTTTTGTCTGCTTGATTCACCGTCCCGATCAGTATTCGATGGCTTTTTTGGTTTCAGCTCGACAATGGATTCCTTCGAAAACATATCACCGAGTGATTCAAGACGAACCTCGTTCGGATACAGTGATTCGTATACAAAGAGCGGTGTGTTATCCTCTGCGATTACATTCTTGCGAATCATGTCCGCTGCCTGGAGAGGCTTCATGTAAGGAAATACAACATTGTGTGAGGTCTTTGCCTCGGAAACCACATTCAGTTCGGTATTCAGATAATCAGAGTAGATACCCGCAATAATTTCATCACCGCGGCCACGATAGGATCTCGAGAACAGAGATGTTGCATTCCGCATCTGCATCTCTGACGTAATCGTGAGATCATAGACACCAAAGCCGTCACGATTCCTTGAGATATTTGCAACCTTAGTAATAAGGAATTCGCGAGTCGTCCTTTTGTCGTCGCGTTCCCATTTTAGCCGCAGACGTTCCTGACCAATAAAGGGAAAATCTGACAGCATGTCAGAGTTATCGACGAGAGTTAATTCGCCATGGATATACGGAAAATAAATTGACTCGTACAAGGACATTTCCGTGATTGTCCCGGTAATATCAAACAGCTCGCCTTCGTATGTTTGTATTTCAACTCCAAACGCACGGACACCATTCGGTGATGTACTTAATAGATCCTGTGTGCTCATGCCATCTCACGTTCAAATTGTGCAGCAATATCATAAATGAATTCTGGTCGGATCACTTTAATCCTTGAGTATTCCTCATTTTTCTCACGCTCGATATCCTCGAATGTAATCTCGTTGACACCTTTATACCATGGGACACGATTACCGTCAATGTCGAGATAAAATGCTGGAGCTTTTGCGGCAGGAATTACCGACTCGACCTTTGCCGCGACAAGTGTATCCTTACCTATAACGTAATCCGTATTGTCGCGCCAGATATTGCTATCTTGCCAAATATTATCATTTACCTCATTCCAAAGACCTGTAAGAAGAACCCACACTTCTTCTGGATCATTCAGCACGTCAAACTCATCCATCGACACAGGCTCGCAATGAATATACCTCAACGAAGGATACTTATTCAAAATGCGGTATACGTTATTAATATCATATGCAACAATTTCACCAACCTCAAATTTACCGACGAGATCATCGACCGGATCAATAATAAGAGCGACACCAGGATATTTCCGATCAAGAAATTTTTTGAGTGCCTGTTCAGATTTTGTTGAATTTTTCCACGTATTGATAATACCAGAATTCAGAATTGGAATTGTCCAATAATAATCGGTCGTACCATATAATTCATTCGAGATCGTATCGAACCGTTCGTCACCTCGTGCATTATAATATGTGTAAAATGACGCATCGTCCGCAAGCCTCGAAAAGATTGCGGTGTAATGTGAAATGTTTGTCAGATTTTTTGAAACGGAATCCGAAAGTGGATACGACGATTTTTGAAACTGTGTAAAATATGGCATTCTTAGAAACCTTCCTCGACGAGCGAACGAGAGATCGGCCGAAGTTCGGTGAATGATAATTCAAGTGTCGTCTCGACGGGTTGATTACCACGAGTAAAATAGGACATTGAATTTGGATTATATGTCACACCCACGGACGTACACGCAAGTTCTGGCATTTTAATAATATTATTTGACGTACCTTCTGAATACGATACAGCGAAGGTATTTGGAAATTGGTATTCAAGTGTATTTAATTCTACCGGATAGGCCGCTCTTCTGAAAAAGCGAATGATCTGCGGTACGGTATCTGCCTCACTTTGTGACTGAGGGAGAAAAGAGAACGAGAATGAAAAGGACCGCATACCAGGAGAATTAAAGAGCATGAATTCCTGCGGGTTTGATACTGTCTGAGTAGCTCGATTATATGCAGATTCCGCGCCTATTATACTTGCCGCTTTTCGTTTGGCCCTACCGCCAGCATTAGCAGTACTTTCTTTTGCTGTAGTTGTAACCAGGTCCTTAATATTATCTAGTGTACTTCCACCTGCACCACCGCCGCCAGACGATATTCTGTTGATCGCCGCATTACTTAACAGACCAAGTTCACCAGTATCATAATTTAAATCGTCCGAAATATTAAGTCCGGTTGGAAAATAAAGACCAACCGAATCACCCGTTCCGGATTCTTTTATATCATTCACTCTGCGATTATATGATGGAGTCATTGAGGAAAATAAAATCCAAGGAGATGATTCACCATCGAGTGTTTCAGGAAAACGTAGGTTCGCCATATCGGATAAATACCATTAACTGTAATTGTCTGGATTATTTATATGGCCTACAAGGGTAAATTCACACCAAAAAATCCTCAAAAGTATGTCGGTGATGTCAAAGGTATCGTATACCGATCATTATGGGAACGAAATACGTTTCGCTGGATCGACGCAAACGCGAATATCGTCGCATGGAATTCAGAGGAGGTTGTTGTACCCTATATTTGTGGCACGGATAATAAGGTCCACCGGTACTTTATGGATCTTTGGTTTAAGACATCTGATGGTAAAACATATATCGTCGAGATTAAACCAAAGAAACAGACGCAACCGCCCAAGGAACCAAAGCGAAAGACGCGTCGATACATCAAGGAATCACTCACCTACATTAAAAATCAATCAAAGTGGGAAGCGGCATCAGAATTTGCTGCTGACCGTGGATGGCATTTCCAGGTATGGACCGAGGACACTCTTAAGTCCATGGGCATCAAAATAATTCGTTAGTCTTTATAAATAGAACTAACAATTCGAAAGGATCTATATGTCACTCTTTACAGAATTACAAGCTGCTGCATTTCGCGAAGGTCTCCGCCCTGGCACCAAAAAGGCAAGAGACTGGTTTCGTCAAAAGTCGCGCGGTCTTACAGATATTAATAAAATGGATGTGATATCCGACGAGCGCGTGAATCAGGTTTCACGTCCTTCAGCCGGAAAAATGTACACATTCTTTTACGATCCAAAGACAAAGGATTCACTTCCCTATTACGATACGTTTCCCTTGATCCTTTTTGTCGAACCTGCACCTGGTGGATTTTATGGACTCAATCTCCATTATCTGTCACCGACGCAGCGTGCAAAATTATTCGATGCGTTACTTGATACGGCAAACAATAAAAAATATGACCGCACGACAAAACTTAAAATTAATTATGCACTGTTGAGTTCGACGGCAAAATATCGTGCATTCGCCCCGACGTTCAAGCGGTATCTGACCGGCTATGTTAAATCAAATATTGTCGAGATCGATGCACCTGAATGGTCAATAGCAATGTTTCTGCCGACCGAATCATTTAAGAAGGCCTCGAACCGTAAGGTCTGGTCAGAATCAAAGGCAATGTTCTAAATGGCATTTTCTACCGACGTATTAAAGGCTACAATTCAATCTGGTCTTGCCCGATCAAATCAGTATCGCGTATTTTTCCATACCAATTCTGGTGTGATGATGATTCTCTGTGATTCGGTCACATGGCCAGGGCGGCAGATTTTTACGAACGAGCGGTTCGTTGATATGAAGGCGCAGAAGGTTGCATATGCGTTCGGTCAAGAAGATGTTGCAATGTCTTTTCTTCTTACAAATGATTGGGAGACATGGGACTTTATTTACGACTGGCATAATAGGGTCATTGGCAATATCGAAGGTACTCGTGATTATACCGTAAACTTTAAGAATACGTATACTGAAGATATCGAGATTCAGCACCTCGATAATGCTGGTGCGATCAAGAAAAAAGTAAAACTCAAGAATGCATTTCCGACAACGTTAAGTGCTCTTGAATTAGGTAATTCAAATGAGAATGAAGTGATCCGTGTATCGACGGAATTTTCATACGATAACTGGGAAATTATTTCATAATATTGGAGATTGATGAATGGCGCTACCTAAGGTTGAAACACTTAAACATAAACTAAAACTTCCTTCAACGGGTGAACAAGTAGAATACAGACCGTACCTTGTAAAAGAAGAAAAAATTCTCATGCTTGCTCTTGAATCAGAAGATAACTCTGATATGATTGATGCTGTTAAGCAGGTAATTGAATCTTGCACGGACGGTAAACTGAACAAAGATAATATGACAATGTTTGATCTCGAATACTTTTTTACGAGCTTGAGATCAAAATCGGTTGGCGAGACCTCAGAGATCAATGCGTCGTGCCCAGAGTGTGGTGAATTTTCAAATGTTGTGGTCGATTTAAGTAATGTTGAGGTTAACGTACCCCAAGACAAGGACTATTATATTAGATCAATTGACAATAACATTAAGGTCCGAATGTCATACCCATCAATTGGTAAGACTCTCGGTTTAATGGACGAGAATAAATCTGATGTTGATCTTGCGTATGATCTTGTCGCAGCGTCGATCGTAGAAATCTATAACGGCGATGAAATTCACGACGTTAATGATCACTCGAAAGAAGAGTTAATGGACTTTATCAACTCATTAAGTTCTACACAATTCGAGGATATTAAGAAATTTGTCGAGGATTCACCTACGGTGAGTGTATTGTATGACCATAACTGTCACTCATGTGGTTACAATGGTCAAAATTCACTGAGTGGGTTTGCCAATTTTTTCGGATAGCCCTTTCTCATGAATCATTAGTAAGTTTTTACAAGGTAAACTTTCAATTGACATACAATTACCATTATAGCCTTACAGAACTTGATAATATGATGCCTTGGGAAAGGGAAGTTTACGTATCGCTTTTAATAAACGAATTGGAAAAAGAAGCCAAGAGAGCCCAAAATAGCCATGGTTGATCAAACAGTTACTAATGAGAATATGGGTCTTATGGAACAACAAACATTTGTTCTAAAAGACCTTGTTCAGCAGCAAGAAGAAACAGCTGAGTCAACTGGCAAGTTTCAAAATGCGGTATCACAGGTCGGAACTGATATTCGCAGTGGCGTGAATAAAAAGATTGAAGGTATTAAAAGTGATATAAAAGGTACGCTTAAAAATGTACCAGATATGTTGGCTGCGACAATGGATCCAGTCACGGGTACATTACTTAAAGGCATTACAAGCACCGTAAAAAAGATTCCGACTGCTGCTAGCTATGCAAAGGGGCTCTTCTCCTCCAATAATGATGATAAAGGCGAAAAGAGAAAAGGTAGACTTCGTGAAACAAGAAGAGAAAAAATAGGTAGAATTCGCGAAACAAAAAGTGATGAAATTACCAATGAGAATTTAACTCAGATACAAACAAGTACTGTAAATCAAAATGAATCCTTAACTCAGATAACTACGAATACATCAAATATACAGACTGCGGTTGAAAATCTTGCCACAGTTATGAGAGGTGATCGGCTAGATAAACTTGAAGAACGTAGAGAAAAAAGTATTGCCGATGACCAGATACTTGCAGCAATTCAAGGATTAGGAGCTGCTGGTACACTTGGTGCCGCTGGTGCTGAAGGTGAAGAAGAAGAATCTGGCGGTATATCAGGGTTATTTAATAAGGTAAAAGAAAAGTTTCTTGAAATAGCCGGGGCAGGTGCTATATTAGGAACTGCACTGGCTAAATTCAAAACAAGAGTATCAAATGTCGGTAAGTCAATAGCTACTGCGGGTAGAACAGTTGCCAAATCAGCGGCCACCGCAGCAAGAGCAACAGGTCGTGGAGCAGTAACTGCGGCAAGGGCTCTTGGTGGAGGAAGAGGTCGCGCAGTGGCTGCGGGTGCTACCGCCACTGGTGCGGCAGTAAAGAATCTATTAGGTGGAAGTTCTCCAAAGCCAAGTATAGCACCTAGGACTAGCGGTGCTCCACCAAGACCAGGTGGTCCAGGCGGTGGAACCAAAGTGCGTGTACCCAAAGCTCCGGCATCGTCAGGCGGCGGCGGTGGTATGGCCAAGGCTGCAGCTCGGTATCCTAAATTATTAAAGTTTGCAAAGTTTATTCGTGGTGTTCCGGGACTTAATGTATTAGCTGCTGGCGTTGAAGGCATTATGTTGGCAAGTGATGACGAAATGCCACCAGAACAAAAGAAGGAAGAGCTTGCAAGAATTCTTGGTGGTGCAATAGGTGGTGCTGGTGGTGCTAAACTTGGTGCAATACTTGGTACACTTGCTTTTCCAGGATTAGGAACAATTGCCGGCAGCCTTGCTGGTGGTGTCGGTGGTTATTTTCTAGGTGGTTGGGCTGCAAAGAAAATTGCAGGTACATTACTAGAAAAACCTGAGGGAGGCTCTGCACCAATACCTAATGGTGGAAATCCTGAGCAAGCACTGGAGGGTACCGCTGGTGCTGCCGGTGCTGCCGGTGCTGCCGGTGCTGGTGGTAATGCCTCTCGTATTGCCGGTGCTGCCGGTGCTGCCGGTGCTGGTGGTAATGGCGGCGCTGGGTTTTCTCGGCCCGCACAGAGGGCTCAACTTACAGGAAATCAAAATGTAAATGTTACCGGTACTCGTCAGAATAATCAAGCAGCTGGTCTTGAAAGGGCACAAGCTGATAGAGAAGCGGCATCAACGTCGAATAATGCTACACAGTCTAATGAAAGCAATCTGAATGTTGCCAATAATATTGTGAATAATACAAATACAACAGTACAGAATCGTCCGCCAGCATCATCCGCACCCGATAATATGTCAGACACGATGATGGCCGCGGGCTTCGCACCATAAAAAAACCCCTCCATTGCGGAGGGGCTATAACATTATTATTATGTTATGGTTATTGTATCGGCGGGATTATTAGTCCTGTGCTGCCAACTTCTGGAAATAACTCAGAGTATCATCCTCATCATCATCACCGCCGGTCGTAGCCGGTGTCTCTGCAGCGTTCGGAGTCGGAGCAGGGGTTTCCCTTGGTGTCGGAGCCTCGGCAGTCTCGTCAAGCGATACTGATTCAGCGGTCGACACAGGACCAAGAGCATCATCTTCACCAAGGACACGAACCAGTCGTGCCTTCAGTTCGTCGTACTGCTTGAATTCCTTCGGGTCAATAAAGCCCTGGAGAGAATGCATCCGATTGTAGACACCTTCTAGCTCGTCGTCATCACCATTCAGAAGAGGGCTCTGGCTGGCAAACTCAGACTTGTCGTAGTTACGGTACCCTTCGACCTGACGAATCTTGAGCTTGAAGTCCGCACCTTCCCAGAAGTCAAACGGATCGACTGGCTCTTCGTCCTGGAAATCAGGCTGCATGATATCCATGACCTTATCAAAGATCTTTTTACCGTACTGGTAAAGGAATACCTTGCCTTCGTTGTCAGGGTTACCCGGATCGGAC